GGATATATTTTTACTTACTTTTACGAATATCGGTTCCACCGTTTTCCCCGAAGCCACAAAAACCATGTTGGATATGTCCACAGCATTAGGGCAAGACGTATCAAGTTCGGCTATACAATTAGGCAAAGCCTTGAACGATCCTGTTAATGGGATCACAGCCCTTTCAAGAGTCGGCGTAAGCTTCAGCGAAGATCAAAAAGCCGTAATTGAGGCATTGGTGGAGATGGGCGATACTGCCGGGGCGCAAAAATTAATCTTAGAAGAACTGAATAAAGAATTCGGCGGCAGCGCACAAGCGGCGGGAAAGACATTCGCCGGGAAATTAAAAATCCTCAATAACCAATTAGGGGAACTGAAAGAAAACATAGGCAATCAATTACTTCCCATCGTTTCAGACCTCGCCACAGCATTTACGGGATTGTTATCCGGCGATATGGATACGAAAGAGTTTGCGGATCAATTTGACAAGGGAATTGACGAGCTTGTCAAAAAAATCGAAGAAGTTCTTCCAACCATATTAGATACAAGTCTAGCGGTCATCACAACAGCTCTTCCCGATGTAGCCACGGCAGGAGTCGGTATAGCCTCAGAACTTGTCTCAAACTTTTTAAAAGGGTTGCCGGACCTTGTAGACGCCGGAGCGCAAACAATAACTTCTGTAATAGATGGTATAGGAAAAGAGCTCCCCACACTTTTACCAGAAGTTACAACAGCAGCACTTGACATAGTAGACGAGTTGGTAAAAAATCTGCCGGAATTTATCGATTCGGGGACAACGCTGTTTAAAGGGCTGATAGACGGAATATCAAATGCGTTACCTGACATATTGTTGGCGCTCCCTGGTTTGGTTAAAAATATCGTCGATGGCATACTGTTAGAAATTCCCGTTATCATACAAGGCGGAATAGATTTACTTACATCGCTGGTCGAAGACTTACCCGGTATCATCGACGGAATTGCGGTCGCGCTTCCTGCGCTTGTATCAGGTATAGTAAGCGGCGTTATGGATAACGTTGATGACATCATACAAGGCGGTATAAATTTAATGGTTGCTCTTGTCAAGGACGTACCGGCAATTATAAATGGTATTTCGGCAAAGCTACCGGAAATAATTTTTGGGGTTGTTAAGGCCTTGCTTGGCATTGACAACACAGATAAAATGAAAAGAGGCGGAATAGATTTATTCTCAGCCGTAACGTCTGATACGGAAGGGATTTTAGGAGAACTTGGTAAGCCATTGCCCGGCATTGTTCAAGGTTTATCCGACCTCCTATCGGAACAGCTCGATCCAATGACAGAAGTCGGGCGCGAAATGTGGGCGAAACTATTAGAAGGTCTTATCGAGGCTATGATGAAGCCTTTGAGGCTTTTGTTCCCAGGTTTCGTTATTCCTATCGAAATCGCGACAGGAAACCTGCCCGGTCAGCAGGCCGAAGAAGCCTTATTGCCACGGCCGGGTAGAACATCAACGCCAAAAACAAACGTACAACCGAGTGTACCAACGCCGAGGCAGCAAGGCGGCACTGCTTCTCAAAAGTCTCCAACTGTTGATACTATTGGCAACGCCGCAAGAGCGGTCAGCGAGTCAATCAAAGAACTCTCAAACGACCTTACGGACACGCGCTCCGCGTCCAGCAGGGCGGCAAGTTCCGCACCGCAAGTATCCGCCATCGGCGGCGGCAGCGACACAAGCCGAATGCTTGAATCCGTTGTCAATGCAATAGCCGGAATGTCAGGAGGCCAAAGCGGCAGCAGCGAACCGATAGTGATAAAGGTAGAAATTGACGGGAAGACACTGGCGCAAGCGGTATATCAGCCATTACAAGACGTGAGTAAGCAACAGGGGACTTATTCTAGCCCCAGCACCCAATCACGAATTCAGCAAGGAATTGACTTATTGGGATAAATATATGCAGGCCGAATAGGGCCTGCATATATTCCGTTCCCTCGCGTATTCTTATACGCCTTTCAGCTATTTCTTTAGACCGTTTATACAAATCGGTTTCCGCATAGATTACGCTGTTTTCTTCGTCCCACTCAATCTCAATATCCAGTGCATCAGCAATTGGACGAATCTGTAAATATAAAAATCCGTTATATTTAAATGCTTCAATTTCTATTGCTACGTCGTTGACAAATACGTCGTATTCTTTACACTCAACGGCTATACGCTCAACGCCATATTTTTCTGTTGTTTGGTCTTTCCTCACGGTCGTTTGTGGGCTGACCTTGTTTGTTAAACAAATCGCTTCGTTGTCAATGGCGTAATCAAGGCGAAAAATATATGCTATGGCCTGATACGGAAGATACGTGGACCCGTTATAAATTATGGGATCATAAACCGTGTTTTTTAATTCATCGTCAAGCGATATCTTAACGTTTGCATAGTTTACCTCAATAGTCTCGCTCTTTGCCATTGCCGTAATCGGAAGCATACAAAGTAATACCAAAAACACAATAATTCTTTTCATAATACCCTCCTATATTTTTTCTCCGGTGTCTTTAAAAACAAACACCGTTTCAAACGTGCAGTTTAACGCTTCTGCGATTTGATATATTTCCGTTTCTGAAAAATTGTCTCTGGTCAGCTTATTGGCTAGGTTCTGCCTTGACTGGTTTATTTGCTTTGCCAAGTATTCTCTTGTCATTTTTCTTCTTTTTAGTATTATCGTTATTTTCTCGCCAATGGTTAGCATTATTTACCACCCCAAAAACAATATACACTATAAAGTTTACTTTGTCAATACTTATTTTGAAAATTATCGAGGTGATGTTATGGAACAGATCACAATTACAAAAGGGGCCACAACCATCACAATGCCAAGAACCAGAAGTTTATCTGTTAATGGGACTACGGTCGAGAAAACGGCAGCAATGGCAAGCGGTAAAAACATAAAAGAGATGACGGGCCACCGAACAACAATAACAGCCTCATGGAAAGCCGTGCCACAGGCCACGATGAATAGTTTAACCGCTTTGTTAAGACAGGGTGGTTTTTTTACGGTCGCATATCCCGATACGGATGGAGCAGACAAGAGCGCGGACTTTGCAATCTCCTACCCATCCCCGGGGGTGTGGAAATATGAGGGCGGAAATCCCGTGTGGGCGAACGTTACCCTTAATATGTCGGCACAGGAGGTAACATAATGCTTACGGCCTCTTTGACTTATAATGCTTATCCTGATGAACGATGGTCAGACATGAGAGTGACTTTTCGGGTGGTTGATACGGACGCTGCGGCATTGGCGGTTTCTTCGTCAAACGACACCGCTTCAGTGGCGCAGTTGGCCCAAACCCACGACGGGATAGAGACTTTAAGCGGTAAATATGCCACTTTAGAGGCCGGAGGGTGGGTTTTGGATGGCACCTGTTCTCTGTTTTCCGCAAGTGTCACCGCTTTGCAAACCGGGTATTGGTCTTCTATTTCTCAGTTAGACCGTACCTTCAGCGCAAATCCTACCCTGTCCCATGCGTGGACTTCGAATCATACGTCTTTTGGGTTTACGCTGCTTTTTGACGACATTGCGGATTGGTATCCAGAGGCATTGACGATCACCGCCTATGATTCGGCTAACGTTACGATAGATTCTCAGACCGCTTCAATTGCTTCGTGCTGTCAGGTAATCGACATGCCGGTTACTGACTATTACAAAGTAACGGCAGAATTTACTAAGACCAAAACACCATATCAAAGAATCAGACTTGCGGAAGAAATTTTCGGATATATTCAGATATTTAACCGGGACAATATAGTTATGGGGTCTATTTTGTACGAAATTACCCCGGATTCTTCAAGCCTGCCTACAAGCGAAATGATTATTGAAATAGACAACTCAGATAAAAGGTTTAACCCAATCAACCCAAACGGCGTATTCTCGTATCTAGCTCAGTCTCAACCTATGGACGTTTCTATCGGGGTCGGAAGCTCCTCTGAAACCTTGGAATATATCAATATGGGAAGGTTTTATTATACCAAAACCGAACCTTCAAGTAACTATTTAACGACCAAAATCATAGCGCATGACCTTCTGCATAACATGGATAAGACTACTTATAAAAAGGGAGCAACTGGCAACGAAACTGTGGCGAGTTTAATCAGCGCGGTTGTGACGGACAGCGGAACGGGACTTGAGGCGATCGTTTCAACGGCGGTTTCGACTGTCGTAATATCATCCGCCCTACCTTTGGTGTCTCACCGCGAAGCCATAAGAATGATTGCGCAGGCGGCGCGCTCAAATGTATTTATAAACCGGGACAATAAGTTGGAATTAGCCGAACTCACCGTAGGGACGGCTCAAGACACTCTGGATACTAATAATATGTACGATTATCCAAAAATAACATTCGCGGAGCCTACAAACAAAGTAGAGGTTTCCGTAATCACGCGAGGAATCAGCGACACCGTACCGACCACTAAAATACTTTACGATTCAACGCTTGACATAAACGGAACAGAAAATACGTGGGTGACTTACGCAAACATAGGGTACAATATCGCGGTTTATTCTTCTTCCGGCACAATCAATACTTCGCTTTCTACGTTTTACTTAAACGGAGCCGATCTGAACATAACCGGGACGGGAAATGTGACAGTGAAGCTTTCGGGCTATGCGTTGAGCGAGTACGACTTTCCATTTACGCTCGATAATGTCGGAACAGGAGAAACCGAACAGTTATTAAAGATTCAAAACAACCTGATAAACACCAACGCTTTAGCATCTGCGGTCGCTACATGGGCGTACAATGTGGCAAATAAAAGAATTGCATATACGATACAGGAAAGAGGTAATCCGGCGAGAGAAGTAGGGGATACGGCTACGATCTATGATTCATTCGGAGAAAATGATAACGCATTAATTGTAAAACAGCAGTTTAACTTCGACGGCACATTATCCGCCGACACGAAGGGGTGGAACTGATGCTGAGTTTAATAACGGACAGAACATCAATAGACGCAAGCGAAATCAATTCAATAAAAATCAACATATATTCTCGCGGATGGACGGCAATTTCAACCTTAGACCAAACGACGTTTATTTCAGGCAAGGGGCAATATACCCCGGATGATTTAAACAGGGTCGGAAGTGCTATAAATACATTGTCCACTTTGTTAAACGGCTATGGATACGGTGTAAGCGCCACGGGAAAAACAGATTGGGTTAGGGACGATATTCCAAACATGTCTTCCATAGGGACTTATCTTTCTGATGTAAGCGCGATTAAAACAGTATTTTACGGAACGACTGATTTACCGTCGATAACAGCAAGCTTCACCTATACGGACGCCAACAACATAGAAGCGTTACTTTTGGAAGTGGAAGAAAATATTAACAACATGGTTTCCGCATTTTGGTATTGCGGGGAAATAAGGAGCGGTGAAAGATGACAGATGGAGTAATAGCAGGAACAGGCAATTCCAGAACATTGAAAGTCCCTTCGACGGCGGTAACGGCATATGCGACATATTCTGATTTTATGACAGCGTTGGCGGCTGGAACGTTTGAAGTGGATTTAGGATATCAATCCTCCGGGTGGACGGTGACGGGAACGGCATTAAACAAAGCGAGTCTGCTGACCAGCGCGACCGAAACCTTATTGGGAATAACGGCAGACTCAACGGTTGATGAGGCTCTTGCGGCGCTATCTCCTTATTACGCAAAAATATCATCAACGATATTAACTGGATCGGCAACCGCGATAAACATCCCTATTACAAATGTAACAGACTATAAAAAGCTTGAATTATCCGCAAAATTTTTACCCGCAACGACAAGCAGCAATACGCTAACGATGAGGTTTAATAGTTTAACATCTTCCGCTACATATTATTATGCAGATTATCAAACCGCGTCTCCGTCAACAGGCACGTCTTTACCGTTGGGCTCCATTATATACAGCATTGCTACTTCTTCTCAAACCGCACTGGATATTAGCATCTGCTTACAATCAATGATTGTTGGAAGTGTTTTCGGCGCAAGGGCGTTTGACTCAATCTATAAGTATGTATTTTTTCTCAATCCCAGCGTTTTTGAATCGTCAGAATTGAATACTATAAATATATTAAGCAGCGAAGGACTAGCTGTGGGAACGGTAGTTGATGTGTGGGGTATAAAAGCGTAAATGATAGATTAAGCGCGTACCCGCCTTTGGGCGGTATTTTTATAGATAGAGGTAATTTAATGGACGTAACAACCATCAGTATTTTAATCGCCCTTGTGGGCTGCTTTATCGGCTTGGCAGGGTGGTTATCCGGTAGAGACAAAAGAATTGCGGGTGACGCGCATTGGCGGGGCGGAGTCGATGCGAAACTTGACAATATCAGCAGCGGAATAAACGGCGTATGCGCGGAGGTAAAGGCGGTACAACGTACACTGTCCGAACACGGAGAAAGGTTATCAACGGTTGAAACATCGGCAAAACAGGCACATCACAGAATAGACGGAATAACGAAAGGAAATTAATATGAAAGATCAAATTAAAAAACTCATTGACGTAAAAAGCATCGTCACTTTGGGACTTGTGGCTACCCTTGTTTATATCGTAGTCTCGGGCAATCCAATAGACGAAAAAGTGTTTCTTTTATTCTCAAACGCGACTACGATGATTATTACATACTTTTTCACAAAGAAAAGTGATGAGGTAAAATGAACATCAATAAAGACTACCCGTGCAATTCAACAAACTACACGAAGGTCAGCAGCAGAAAAATTGAGTATATTGTTGTTCATTATACGGGCGGTGTCGGCACGGCTAAGAATAACGTGCAATGGTATCGTGACGATCCAAAGGCGGGGGCATCGGCGCACTTCTTTGTCGGTCACAAAAGCGAGGGCGCGCAGATATACCAAAGCGTCGATCCGAAAGACAAGGCGTGGCACTGCGGGGCGAAAAAGTATTATCATCCTTCCTGCCGAAACACAAACAGTATCGGCATAGAAACCTGCTGCCATAACGATACGTCTGATAAATCGGCGGAATCAAGCGACTGGTATTTCGATCACGAAACAGAAGACCGGCTGGTGGAGTTAGTTAAGTCTTTGATGGAGGAGTACGGCATCGGTGTTGACCACGTTGTCAGGCACTACGACGTGACGCATAAAACATGTCCTGCTATGTGGGTACATGACGAATCCGCGTGGCTTACGTTTAAAGCAAGACTCACAGAAAAAGGAGCGGCTATGAATATCGTAAAAGGTTCGACCGTAAGCGAGACAAAAATGATCAAAGGCATACAGTCTGCAATCGGCGCGGTGGTTGATGGCCAAATTGGAACGCAGACCTTGAGTGATATAGCGTGTAAACTAAACGCCGATTGTTTCCCGCTGACGCTTTCGATTTATGGTGCACCCGTTATCATCTGTAATGACTTAAGTGTTATAGCTTCTCCCGGTAAGGGCGTGGAGGCATACGCAAATTCGATTAACGGTTCGTTTACCATGCCGCAAAAAGTCGGAGGCATGGTGCCGATATCAATATGCGTTTCAAACGGGGCGGTTAAATGCCCTACGGCCTGTCACTCAAACGCCGGATATCCTGAGTCGGTTTTATTCAGACGGAAAAATGGTTTTTTTGGTATCGCTAGAGTGAAGAATGTATCTGAGCTGCCGCCTGACCTGCGTTGGGCTGTCGGCGGTATGGGGTTACTTGACAAGTATGACCCGGCAGCTGAGGGGTTCAAAAAAATTGGCAATCAGGATTTTTATAGCACCGTGGCATATGACACCGGGCATGCCTTACTGGGAGTAAAAAACAACCGCATTTATCTTATATACTGCGCTTCAATGACAGGGCCGGAGGTTAATGCATTTGCCAAGAAGCTGGGGCTTGAAAAAGCTGTTATGCTTGACGGCGGGCATCTGGCGGCGATAAACGGTGCAGATACTTTCTCCAGGGTTAATACAGGAGTGACGCAAGGATACGTTTTACAGGGGATATAGATTAAACCGCAGGGTCAGTTGATAGCTGATGCCTGCGGCTTTTTTCATTTTATTTCAAATGCTTGTGTTACCATCGGCGGGTTACTTTCAAAATTAAACAATTCAGATACTTCGACTTCAATTGGATTTTCTGTATCTTGCAGTACATAAGCGCATTTGACGGTAAGAGAATAACCCGGTTTAACGTCCGTCATCAATGGTTCGGAATCGTAATTATCATTACCCGAAATAATTGCAGTTTCGCATTCGATACCGTTTTGAAACACTTGGTCTTTAAACGTAAACATAAAGCTTTCCGCTTCGCTTGAGTTGTTCGTCCATTTATATGTGATTAAAACAGACGGCTTTCCTTCATAATCACTGGTAAGATCAAATCCGAGTATGCTGATCTCATATTCTCCGACAGTTCCGCTGCCTTCACCGCTCGATGTGCTTCCGCCGCTGTTTGGCGTAATAATTTTGATCGTATTCGTGGTCGCATCCCATTCAACATCTTTGCCAAGCGCGTTACAGACGGCCCTCGCTGGTAAATACGTGGTTCCGTTGTATATAAACGGTTCAACCACTTTTCCGTCGGCATCTCTCGGAGTAATTGTTGCCCCATCTAACGTCATTTTGATATCTTTGTAGAATAACGTTGCCTTTATTTCTCCATTGCTTGCATACGCCGTTAATGAAACCGCAATTATTAACGCCAGAGCCAAAATCATTAACACATATTTTTTATTTTTCATATCTATGCCCCCTTTATATTACTCTATATCCTATATTTGGCAATATGTCAATAGTGAAAACGGGTTTCAAAAAAGACGAGTGTGTACTTTTGCGTGTACTGAGGTAAAAAATAAAACCTTGTAGTAATTGCAACTACAAGGTTTTATCATGGCGGAGAAGGAGGGATTTGAACCCTCAAAGATACGTTTTTGTTCTTCAATTATCCTAGTTTGCGGTTCAAATTATCTTGAAATATCAACGGTTTGTGCATTTATGATTCTATAATATTTGAATTCGATTTTAATAAATTTGAAAGCAAAGTGTGTACTAAAGTGTGTACCTACCAACCGAGAAGCTTTTTAAACGCCGCGCTTATATACTCCGCTGCTCGGTCCATGTCATCAGCTTTTTCGTGGCCATACACTCCATCCGTGTCCATGTCCTTTGCGTGGCCCATGACCATCTTTTTAAGTGCCTCAGGCATCTCGGTATTGACCGAAACAAAAGTGTGCCTTAATTCATATGGTGTCTTGGCCCCTTGGATACGGTTCGCCAGACAGTATCTTTTCCAAGAATTTCTAAATGTATATTGTTGTATGAAATTCAAGTTTTTATCAGGGAACACATAAGACGAAATCTGGCCCATCTTCATCAGCATCAACTTTTGATCCTGTAGAACTTTCAAAGCGTGATCATCAAGGGTATAGGTTCTTCTGGCGTTTCTGTTTTTGCCTTGCGTTATTTCTCCGTAATCATTTATGCTCTGAGTGATCTTAACTTTTTTTCCGTTGATGTTTTGGTTTTGCAGCCCGATTAACTCTCCCGGGCGCATACCTGTCAAAACGCAAAATCTATAAGCGTGAATAAATCGGTCTTCTATTGTCTTGGCCCTATAAAAAGTCGTGGACTTTGCGAATAATATAGTGATGTCATTTGGACTCGCTATTGTTTTAACCGATTTTTTTGCGCTTGACGGTATAGATAATGTTTCGGGATACAATGCGGTTGCTTTTTCTCCACGACAATATTTTATAAACGCCATAAGGCAACCCCTGATGTTGCTCAAGGTCTTTTCTGATAAATCTCCTTTACTGTATGCGTTGTCTATGACTTCTTGGCAGGCGTTCTGCGTAAGCCTCCCAATCTTGCGTGTCCCAATCACGGGTTTTATCCAGTTCCTTATGTATCCGTCATATTGATGGTGGTTAGAGTACGAGGTTGAAATTTGAAGCTTTTTATACCACCGATCTAGAAGAACCTCCGCCCGGGTATTTTCGTCAACCAGTTTATCTTTAACCCACTTGTCGGCTTTTTGCTCACACAAGACTTTTCCTTTTGTGCCAGGAGTGGTGTCTTGAAACGTCCTGCGCTGTCCGTCCGACTGAACGTTGATTTGCCACCGCTTTCTTTTTTCGATCCACTTAGCTTCGTTTTTTCTCATAACTGTCCGTCCTATCGGTCTATTAAAGTTTTATACTAACGTCAGTTGTGTAACATAACCAAATATTATATTTGGCATTGCAATATTTCGGGCATGGTGTATAATGCATTTAATGTAATATTTGGCAAAGCCGCTGAAAAGCGTCGACGCAAAGCTAAAGGGCCTGAAATGGTAGCCAGCTGCTCTGCGGCCCGTGGAGCCGCTTTTTTGTGTCTTTATTTTGATAAGGAGGTACATATGACAGATGAGGATTCGCGTAGTAGACACATAGAAGACATAACGGAAACTCTTAAAGGCTTTAATAGCGAAGAACTTACCGAGTTTGTTGATCGCGCTTTGAAATTATTTCTCTCGCAATATGTTTTAAAGATACCAGCGTCTCCGAGTCCATTAAAGACATCAACTCCACAATATCTCTGAAACTTTCGTCACCTTCTATCAGCTTCGTAACACGTTCACTTAAAAGTGGGCGTGTTATTTTTTTGTCTTCAACAAGATCGGATTTTGAAATATTAAAATAATTCGCCATCATTTCGATTTTATCTATTCTGGGATATGTTTTTGCGTTTATCCAATCGCTGACGGTGGGGTACGGCACGTCTAAAATGTTAGCCAGATCGGCGCGTTTTAATCCGTGCGTCTCCATGAATTTACAAATATTTTTAGCCATTATGGCTTTGTTTCCAAGCCCACTCATACCACTCACTCCTTTTATATGTATTATGCATTAAAATAAATATTTGTCAAGAAATAATTATGTTTTATCCGTTGACATTATGGTTAAACCATGATATTATACATATATAGTGCAAAGGAAGGAGGGAAGTTAGTGAAAATAACATTAAAAGCGGCAAGGGTAAACAAAAATTTAACGCAACCCGAGGCGGCGGAAAAGCTTGGAATTGCCGTGGATACGCTTGTGCAATGGGAAAAAGGCAGGACATTCCCGGATGCGCCGATGATTGATAAAATGACAGGCCTGTACGGCGTTACATATGATGAGCTAAATTTTTTACCCGGGAATAATGGTTAAACCATGATGAAAAAGAATAAATTGTTCCGCACTCTGCGGAGAAAAATGGATGACATGGATATTGACCAAGGATATTTAGCTGAAAGGCTTAATCTCAGCGTTACAAGTCTCAGCTACCGAATGACAGGAAAGCAACCGTGGAAGCTCAATGAAATGTACATAATCATGGACTTAATCCACGAGCCATACGACAAACTTCATGGGTATTTCCCCAAGAACGGCAAAACCAAATAATTAAAGAGGATAAGGAAGGAGAGAAAAATTATAAAAACTGAATATAAAAGCAAAGTATACACAGACCGACCGGCGTACGCGGATTTTGATTCACCGCATAAATTCGAGGCCATCAAAAGCATTATCGCGAAAAGGCTGGTTGAGCATCCGAATGCGATTTGTTCATATTCTGGCGGAAGCGACAGCGACATCATGCTGCATCTGATCGAGACGGTGCGTAAAATCTTTGATCTTCCGTCCGTACAGTACTGCTTCTTTAACACCGGGCTTGAGATGGACGCGATAAAACGTCACGTCCGCGAGATGGAGAAGATATACGGGGTCGCAATCACCGAGTACCGTCCCAAAAAAGGCATAGTGCAATCCACAAGAGAGCACGGAATACCTTTTGTATCTAAAATCATGTCGGCGGGGTTGGAGGGCGTGCAAAACAAAAATATTCCGCTGTCTATCGCCGAAGAGTACGCAAGCGCAGAAGATAAGCCGGAAAAGAGAGCGGAACTTCGTGAGCGCTATCCAAAATGCGAATCAACAATAAATTTTTTATGTGGTTGCAATTCTGCTGGAGAACCGAGACCTGATATTCAACTCGTCATAGGCTCGTCAAAATATATGCTTGACTTTATCGTCGAAAACCCAATTCCTTTCAGAGTCAGCAACAAATGTTGCGATGATTGCAAAAAACATTTGGCACACAGCGTGCAAAAGCCGTTTGACATGATAATCACGGGAGAGCGCCGTGACGAGGGCGGTATGAGGTCTGTTCCGCGCACGGACAATACGTCAATGTGCTTTTCCGAGGCGGCTGATGGAAAGTATAGGCTCCGACCCCTTTTCTATGTATCGGACGCGGATAAGCAGTGGTACAAAGACTACCATAAAATCCGCTATTCGGACGCCTATGAGGTGTACGGACTAACGCGTACGGGTTGTTGCGGATGCTCCATATCGGCGAAAGCGGTAGAGGATTTGGAAAAGATACGGCCCTTTGAGCCAAATTTGGTAAAGGCCGCATGGAGTGTGTTTGGAGACAGTTATAGATACCGGCAGCAATACAACGAGTATAAGGCGCTTAAGCGCGAAACGGCCAAGGCTGCCACCTAAAGGAGGCAATATGTTCACCATTGGACAAAAGTTCATCCAAGCCCCTGACGGTTATAGGACTGTCAAAGTGTACGAATCAGACGATCTTCCGTTCCATTGGGACGGCGAGAAGATAACGGAGGGTAGGGCATGAGCAAATATACCGAAGCAATATCCCACATTCACAAGCACGGTAAAACGATGTCGGAAAGCGACGCGCTGGTTATCGTTGAAGCCCTTGAACAGATGCAAGCCCTTGAAAACCCCACTCCGCTTACATTGGAACAATTGAGGGAGAGGGCTGGCAAAACAATATACATTCGCGCTCACAAGCCTGCTAATATGCCGTATGTTGATATGAAATCGAGAGTTTATGTATTTCTGGTACGAAGCTTTACGGAAACGCAGATGAGCGGTGCAACGGTAGACGCGCAAGAGTGGCGGCAATTATCAGAACACGGAATATGGTGGGACGCATACGATTATCCACCAAAGGAGGCTAAATGAAATCATACACCGGGCGCAAGCCCACCGCATGGATCACCGCATTAATCTTGATAACCACCATCAGTGTCGGCTTACTCAGCAGCAGCGCATATGACGAGCACCCTGTATCACGCCTGCCGGTTACAGAAGTGCCGGAACTAAGCGCGGAGGTATACGGCCAGCTGAGAGAACTAAGCGCAGAGACGCCGGAGGTGAAAGTATATGAGCCGGAAGAGAAATACATCGTCCTGTTTGCAAAAATGCTTTGGGGAGAAGGCCGAGGCGTTAAATCAGATACCGAGGTTGCAGCCGTAGCGTGGACTCCATTAAACCGTTATGGCAACCCTTCACCTTACGATTGGCCGCACGACATAGAAAAGATTATCACACAGGACGGCGCATTTGAGGCCTATTCGCCAGACAACCCCGTTACAGACAGGCTTTACGGTATCGCAAAGGACGTACTTATACGGTGGATGATGGAACAGGACGGAGTAGAAGAGGTTGGACGGGTTTTACCTTCTGAGTATACATATTTCTCATCGGATGGCCACGGGCATAACGTTTTCCGCGACGCATGGCGGAGCAAGGACGCAGACAAGTGGGATTGGTCGTTACCGAGTCCATACGAAAGTTGAAAGGAGAATAAACAATGCAACCATCATACGCAGTAACCAAAAAAGCGAGGAAATCATCAAGGTATCACAGCATACACGGGCATTATCATAATTTTAATCGGATATCCGGAGCAAAGATTACCGTTGCCACGCGGAAGAGATTGGCAAGCATAGTTTACCGCCGATTGCTAGGCCCTCTCGCGGGTGTGCTCTCGGGCGGAAGAGATTATGAATAACATCAAAGCCCTGCGCGGCACGGAATCACAAGAATCCTTCGTTAAGCGCCTCAACATCTCATACATACGCGCACCGGAATTATCCAAAATCGAATCAGGTATCTTCGACCCTACGCCTTGTGTGGCACAGCGCATATCTGACACGCTAGGCAAGCCCCTGAGCGTCGTTTTCCCTGACCTTATAGTTTCACCCGAATATGAAGCAAAGCCCAATTGTGACCTTGCAAACAATCCCGTACTGCCATATATCCGTGTTGGAAGATCAAACGCCGTATCCCGCGAATCTTTATGCTCTTTGGTCAGCCTGTCAGACCGCAAGGTGCGGAAATGTATAGAGCAAGCTAGAAGGGAAGGCGAGATCATCGTAAGCCTGGATAAGGGCTACTACATATCGGATGATCTGGATGAAATAGCAATATTTTATCATCAGGAATATGCAAGGGCTATATCAACGTTATCGCGGCTCACGGTCATCAGGCGAATGCTGGATTCTCGGCAAATATCGGGGCAGATGGTATTCCGCCAATGTATAAGGTGCGGGGAACCGATTGATGGCGACGGGGAGCTGTGTGGGGAATGCGAAAAGAAAGTTGGTGAAATATGAAAATCGGCGCAGCCTGCGTAATATTCATGCGGATAAATGACGATTGCTTTACCCCGGATGAAAAAGCAATGGCAATACATCTTGTGCTTGGTATGGCGACGCATAACGGCGTTACCAAAGATCAGATTTTGAAGGTGACAAAATATCTGTTTGATATGTGTTACGAGATCGAAACCGACGAGACGCAAAAGAAAGTTGGTGAAAAATGAGCAAACTTAATCGTTATCAAAACTATGAGCAGGAAACAAATCGCGATGCTTATGATTATGAAAAGCGCTGTTATGAGCAGGAAGAAGCGTATCGGGAGAACATAAGCCGAGAACTCGACCGAGATTATTTCGGAGATTGTGATGAATAGCGAAAAATAAAAGCGCCCTGCTGTAACAGGACGCAAGCTAGGAAAAATATATCAAGTCCATTATAACGGACAGAAAGGATTTGTCAAGATGACCAGAGATAATGTATTAACTTTAATCGGCATGGCGATCAATGCCGAGAAACAGGCGGCAGAGAACCGCGAGGCAATCAGGGAGGAAACAGGGGTGGATTACACGGCGGTATATCTCTACGCGAAGCCGAAGATACAGGTATCCGAGCTGAATATGGGCAGAATATCAGATGCGCTTGGCGTGGTTCCAACGGTCACGGATCGGCACACAAACGGCTATCACGACACTTATCCGTACGAACTTTCACTTGATGTCGAGGGCGCAAAGGTATTCGCAATCTGCGAAAAACTTCCTGATTGGGCGGAGGCTAAAGATGTACACACCTGAACCACCGATCGACCCGCCAGAAGCTCTGCCGCTATTTCACTGCGAAGATACAAGCGGCTGCGGAGAGCCTATTTACGAGGGCGAAGAGTATTACGAGATAGACGGTTTTAAACTCTGTGAAGATCATGGAAAAGAATACATAAACGCTTTATATAAGCGCACAGCAAGTAGGGAGGATTAAAATGCCACTTAGACCGTATAGCGAATTAGTCAAAATATCCGTTCCAGCTGAGAAAAGGGACGGAGCAGATTACCTACCTTGGGCCGTGTGCAAGCAATTGCTCCACGATAACGGAGCCGAAAAGGTTTACTTCATCCCTTGCGTGAACGAAAAGGGCAGCAGCTTGTTTATGTCCGACGTCGAGTTTAAAGACAGCAAGGAAAATACAAACAGATGCTATGAGGTTCGGGTGAAGATCGTCATTGATGATTTGGAGTTTGAATATCAGACGCCAGTTATGAACGGCAGCAACCCCGTCAAGGACAATTCTATGAGTCAGCAAAGGGTCTGGAACGCTCAGACAAGGGCTTTTGTCAAGGGGGTAGCCGTACATACAGGGTTAGGCTTTAACCTCTGGCTGAAAGACGAGGACACTGTAATCAAAGAAGATGATTTAACGAAACACAACATCTTTTCCATAAAAGAAAGAGTTGAACTGCTAATTACCTCAAAGATGAAAAAGAGAGACATTGACCAAAGGGAATTATGCAATCTTCTAGATATCAACGACAAGCAGTTTCAGGCGATTATGAAATCCTTTGACAGCATTTTCACGCTTGAAAAACTCCTATCAAATTTATGATATCCAATCACGATAGGTCGGGTTGGTTCGGAGCAAGCGATAGTTCTAAAATCATGGGTAATTGGAACACAAAAACATTCAATACATGGTGGCTTGAAAAACTCGGACTTCACCAATCGACCTTCAAAACAAAAGCCATGCAGACCGGAACCGCCTACGAACATCGTATCCTCGAATTTCTCGGAATCAATAAGATGGATAGGCAGATAAAAGTTAGGCGGCTCCGGTTGAGGGTTAATCTGGACGGGGAGAACGAAGCGATTCATGAAGTCAAGACCTATGGAGGCGAGGCTTTCAAGGTAACTCCGGCGTATTGGCAGCAGGCCCAGGTCGAAATGTTCGCCACACGGAAACCGTTGGTTATTGACGCTTATAAACTTCTGCCAGAGGATTATGAAAACTACTTCAACCCGATTGACCCCGAAAGACTTTCGGAGCACCCGATAGAATTTGATCCCCTGTGGATTCAAGGCGAACATCTTCCCCGATTGAGATACCTTGCCAAATGTTTGAGAAGGAGGGCTTTCCCAAATGAGCACGACTATAAAATTCAACAAGGCAAAAATACTCTTGGAAGACGGTTGCTGGCTTTGTTTGAGGCCCTCCGATATGACTGAATTAGGCAAGGCAAAAGTATTCTGCAATGACCAGAAGGGCGAATATGACGCGGAGATAAAGCAGCATCGAGAGAAACGTAGTTTAGATGCCAATGCGTATGCGTGGGTGATTATTACAAAAATTGCTGATTCAATGCGCCCCCCTCTTTCAAAAGATGATGTTTATCTTATGATGCTCAAACGATACGGACAGACCGGCGTTGTAAAAATTCTCAATGAGGACGCAGAAAGGTTTAAGCGGCAATTCAAGTACGTTGAGGAACACGAAAAGCTTGTACCAGAAGACAAAGCACAGTATTTCCGTTTTTGGGTCGGTTCGTCAAATTACAATACCGCCGAAATGAGCATTTTCATCGACGGCATCGTAAACGAAGCAGAGGAAATGGGTATTGGCACAATTACACCTGACGAGTTGGAGAGGATGAAAACTGATTGGAAGTAAAAGAATGCTTCATCTGCGGCGCAAACGGTTCGCAAGACCCACTCGACATGCATCACATATTCAACGCAGCTTTCCGCAAGAAGTCCGAGAAGTACGGCTTAACCGTCTATCTCTGCCACAACGAGCATCACATCTTCGGTAAATTCGCCGTACATAACAACCAAGAGGTTGACAACGAATTGAAGAAGTTCGGGCAGATGAAGGCGATGAAAGAGAACGGGTGGACAACGGAAGAATTTATAAAACAGTTCGGAAAAAACTTTTTATGAGGTTACGTAATGGATTTAATAGGAAAAACATTTGGTAGGTTGACGGTGGTTTCGAGAACGGACAGGGTTAAAAATTATACATATTGGTGGCATTGCGATTGTAGTTGCGGTGGAGCAACCGACGTTTACCAAGGCAACTTGGTTAGCGGAAAAATAAAAAGCTGTGGTTGTCTGCACAAGGAATCCTGTGCCGCGACCGGACACGCTGGCGCAAGGCACGGTTTGTCAAATGAGCCGATTTATTATGTTTGGCGGACTATGAACGCTCGTTGCTACAACCGAAATACTAAAGAATATCGAAATTACGGAGCGCGCGGAATATCGGTCTGCGATGAATGGCTTGGGGATAGCGGGTTATTAAAATTTATCGTGTGGGCGAGAGGCCACGGATACGCTCGCGGTCTCGCCTTAGACCGCATCGACAATAACGGCAACTATTGCCCGGAAAATTGCAGAGTAGTTACCCCAAGAGAAAATTGCAACAATACAAGAAAAAACAGACTGTATCGGCATAACGGAATAACTAGAACGCTTTCCCAATGGTCTGAAGAGCGCGGCATACCATATCCACGTCTTTTAGCAAGGCTAGACAAACTTCATTGGGATTTTGAAAAAGCGATTAGCACACCCAAGAATTATTTATAGGAGGGAATGTAAATGTGCGAAAAATGCGGCGAAGTCTGCAAGGAAGACGCAGAAATTATAACCCGGATAATTTCAGAAGCAGAGCATAACGAAACAATCTGCGCGCAGGTTTGCCCGAAGCTGTGGCAGAGCAGGGGTGAACAAGCGGTAAATGGATATATTGATACATATTCTTGTAAGCTCCATTTTTGCACCAACATGCTTATTGTCAAACCATATACGGATGTGCAATTATTGTCTGCCCTCAGAGAACATTGTGAGGCTGCAAATAAGTCGAGCATCGAATGGAATGTGGGTGACGGACCGTGCGAAGAGTATGACCGGATAAAGAAACCGGAGGACGTATGAACCAATGTAATTTTATCGGCAGATTGACCCGCGATCCCGAACTCCGTCACACGCAATCGGGCGTAGCCGTAACCTCGTTCTCCATCGCCGTAGACCGCCCATACAGCAAAGATAAAGAAAAAGAAGTCGATTTCATTGACGTTGTGTGCTTCCGTGGGACAGCGGAGTTCACGGCTAAGTACTTTCACAAGGGACAGCAAATCGCGCTCTCTGGACGCTTGCAAATGCGCCAGTGGCAGGATAAAGACGGACACAAGAGAATCAATGCAGAAGTTGTCGCGGATAACGTGTACTTCTGCGGCGAGAAGAAAGAGACGGCGGCACAATTCCAAGAACCGGAGTATACGCCAGCAGCACAGACAGAATTTGCAGAATTGGGCAATGACGGCGACCTCCCTTTTGACAGCGGGTTATAGGTTCCCGATAAAAACCTCCCTCTACCGCAGTATAGGGACAATACAGGCCGTTGATGCGGCAGCGGCCTGTTAGAATCACAGACACGGTTATTTTAAGGCGGTGAACATGTGTCAATAGAATACTTCAAGTCCTATCACAGCTACATAGAGGCTATGGAACAGCTGAATGACGCGGAGCGCGGTAGACTTTACATGGCTTGCCTAATTTACAGCAGGTCGGGGGAAGTTACGGAACTTCGCGGTAATGAAAGATTTATATTCCCTAGCATGAAGTCGCAGATAGATAGGGATATTGAAAGTTACACGATAAAATGCGAGGTAAACAGTCAAAATGCATCTTTAGGAGGTCAAGCGACCGCTAGCAAACGGCAGCGAACGCTAGCGAACGGCATCGAAAACGACAAGACTAAGGTAAAGGAAAAGGAAAAGATAAAGGATAAGGCTAAGGAAAAGGAGAGAGACGCACCCGCGAGGCAAAAAGAATATGGCGTTTACAAATGGGTAAAACTCGCGGACGAAGAATGCGCCCGTTTATTGGCCGACCTCGGGCAATCCGAACTTGACCGCTGTATTGCGTATATAGACGAATCAGCCCAAGGCACAGGCAATAAAAACGGTTGGAAGGACTGGAACCTGACAATCAGAAGATGCAGCCGTGGCGGTTGGGGGATAAAGACTGCGCAGAAAAAAGGCTATACCGCACCGAAAAAAGAACCGTCTGCCGAAGAGCAAATAAAAGAATTTGAGCGCATGGTAAAGTACAGAGACGAACTTAGAGCGCTGCCGGACGAATAGAGGAATTGTATGAATAAAACATTCATTTCGACTGAGAGTGAAGAACAGCAAGCCTTATTTCAGTGGGCGCGGCTGAATGAAAAGAATTACCCCGAACTTCGCCTTATGTATCACATACCAAACGGCGGACTCAGAAATAAGTCCGTAGCCGTTAGGTTGACCGCAGAGGGCGTTCGCCGTGGAGTACCGGATATATGCTTACCCGTTGCGAGAAGCGGCTATCACGGCATGTACATAGAGCTAAAGCGGCGTAAGGGCGGAATTGTCAGCAAGGAACAAACTGAATGGCTGGAGTTGCTGGCGGCCCAAAACTACCTCTCGCTTGTTTGTTACGGCTGGGACGAGGCAAGAGAGGCAATTAAAGACTATCTCGGAGGTACATAATGCATCATTGTGAAAAATGTGGCAGCGTCCAATTGCAACCAGATAAGCGCATCTGTGAAGCCTGCCGC